ACGGATGGTTGTCGTCAAACCAAGACATGATTAGTCCTGCTGATTATAATGCAACAAGTAAGTTAATTAAAAAATCAATCATTTCTTTTCCTCAAAATCTTTTAATTTTAAAACAGTGTTTACTTTCTGTTGTAATCGTATCATATCTTGATCTAACAACCTTAATTGATCAGTGAGCCTAATAATAGTCTTTTGCATTTCTGCTACAGCAGGGTCAATGGTCTTGGTTATGGTAATCCACACATAATACACAAAGTAGCCCAAGCCAACGACCATGACTGTGGTAAAACCAAACTTATCAATAAGTGCGACTATATCCATTAATCACGCCTAGCATCTATCTTGCCATCCTCTACGAAGTTTTCTGCCCTTGCTATACGATCTAGGTCAGGTGGCAAATTCAAGGCACTAGAAACGCTTGTATCAATTCGTATCATGTCGTTATTCATTATTGATGCTCTAGTAATAAGCATTTTTGCTATGCCCTCTACGGTCTTAATCTTGTTGACTAAGCCATTCATCATTTGTTGCATTATAAGGAATATAAAATAGCCCATAACCAAGCCACTAGCTATAGGCAATCCGACTTCTTCAATTAATGTAAAGGCATCCATAAACACAGTTTATCATTAACATAAAAATAATTGATAAAAGTGTTGCATATAAACCCAATATGGGCATATAATAATGGTATAACATGAAAAAGGATAATAAAATGACAACTTCTTACTACTATTTATCAAGCGGAAAAGAAACTGCAATGTATACCTTGCGTTTTTGCCCTGACCCTGACGATACTTATTCTAATTACATATGTAACTTATCTACTGATGCTGATAAAGCAATACAAAAAGCTATAACTAGAATTGCTAATGACCCATATCCTCTTGATACTTCATATGCTGATGTTAGTCTAAGAGAGATTCTAAGACGAAATCAAGAGCAAATAGAACTTGACAATCAGCGCAAATGGGAAGAAAACATTGCTAAATGGACTGAAAGATCATTAGAGCTGATAAAAGATGGTTATAGTCCATTTGATAAAGAATATTCAGATTCATATGGTATGGGCGGTTATGAATCAAGCACATTGCTAGGGCATGAAAAAATTGTTGATATAAAGCAAGAAAGTATTAATTACTGGTCATCACTTGTAGAATTTAAAAGTGTTGTACACGAAGAAATGCACAAGGCTTGTAAGCCACTAGCTATAAACATCCCTGCAAATGCTAACAAACATTTTGGAATTGTAGGCGAGAAAGTTATCATCAAAGCCATGATCATTGACCAAGACTGGTATGAAAATGAATATGGATATGGCAATGATTTTGTCAGAAAGGTTAAATATGTTACTGAGAATGGCGAAAGGCTTGTTACTAAAGGTGCTGATACTACAAAGTTTAATGAATCTATTTTTCAAGAAACAGAAGATCAATTACATATGTGGGTTGAGTTAGAAGCTACAATTAAATCTCACAATGAGTTTACACCTGTAGATAGTGACACTACTTGGAAAACAACATCACTTATCAGACCTAAACTAATTAGAGTCTTAGATTAATTATTTATCTTCTTCACCTTTGAAATTTTTGCTTTGCCCTGACTTACCTGAGTATACTCCGAACACCACACCCATAGCGCCTACTACGACAGATACAAGTGCTGATTGCTCTAGGTTAGGTTCAGGTAGGTTCATGAACCATATGACTGATTCATACATTAGATAGATGTATACAATCACAAAGATTCTAGGGAATATGCGCCATGAGTCCACTGCCCTTGCTAGATGTATGGTCTTTTGCCAAGGATTAACATTGGTGGCATCTTCCAGTTCTCTGATCTTATCTTTAAGCTGACCGATCTCCTCTATCATAGCCATGAACTTGTTAAGGTCCATTTCTACTTCGTTTCTATCCATGTCTCCGCTAAATCTTCCGTCTTGCATTATTTACTCCTATGATGGTGGGGTTGGGAATGTAACATCATCTATAGATGTTGCACTTGTGTTGTTAGCAGGTAAGTCTCTTAATGTTTGCCTATAAGTTGCCCATTCTGCTTTTTTTGAATCTGTTAAGGGTGTATCAGAAGCCTGTGTCCAATCACATTCTGACAATAAAGAGTTTCTTAAATCTCTTACAATATCCAAAACATTATCTGTTCTTTTTACTGCCGAACCATCAGTGATCACATATTCATTGGATTGGTATGAACCCTCTATGATGCTTTCGTCTGTGTGCAAGCCCACCTCATCCATAGGCGTTGCTGTGGTTGTGCTGTATAAAATTTCACCAGTAGATGTTTTGTAAACAGTAAATGTGTTCATTATCGTGTGTTATCCATCATTACATTCAAAGATAATTGCGTGTGGTTGTAACCACCTGAGAAATAAACCCTCCAATACACAGTTGATTGTGAGGCGCTTAGAGTGGTTATCTGACCTGTATATACATAGGTATAACCCCTATAAGTACCAGCGTTCCAATAAATATTAGTGTTTCCATTTGCATTAACCCATGTGGAATTATCTAGAGAGTATTGAACCCTACCACCGTTTACATTACCCAAAACTCCTGAGAAAATTGCCACATAGCCTGCGTTATCTCTTACTTCGGTTATTGTTACTGGCACAAAAGCAGCATTACTTCCTGTATAAGTTCCTGTTCTTTGCACATAAGCTTGACCATCTTTGGCTAATGGGAATTTTGTACCTGCGGTTACATGGCTGACAATTGTTGAACTTACATTATCAAAACTTTTTACATTTAGTGTATCTACATTTATCCGATCACCAGTAATGGTGTTACTTGCTATCTCTGTTGCTGTAATAGTTCCTGCTGTTATCTTAGCTGCCGTTACAGCATTTGCATTTAATTTGTCTGTTGTAACAGCATTAGATGCTATCTCCGTTGCCGTAATAGCGCTTGCTGCAATCTCTGATGCAGTAATTGTGTTAGCTGTTATTTTTGCAGCCGTAACTGCATTAGCAGCAAGTTCATTTGTTGTGATTGCATTAGAAGCTATTTGATTTGCTGTAATGGTGTCAGAAGCTATCTGCGTTGCTGTTATTTCTCCTGCGCCTATCTTTGCTGCGGTAATAGCGCCTGCTGCAATTTTTGCAGTAGTAATAGCATTGGATGTAATTTCACTAGCTGTAATTGCACCTGCTGCAATTTTCGCAGTAGTAATAGCATCTGCTGCAATTTTTGCTGTTGTTATTGCATTAGAAGCTATTTCTGAGGCAGTGATTGTTCCTGCTACTATTTGCGTGGCTGTTACCGAGTTCGCTGCAATAGAATCTTGATTAACAGCATCTGTAGCTATTAAAGCATTGGTTACAGCATCATTGGCAATCTGTGCTGTTCCTATAGCATTATTTGCTATAAGTGCTGTAGTTACTGCATCATCTGCAATTTTTGCAGTTGTAACTGCATCAGCAGCTATCTGTGCTGAAGTAACTGCATTGTCTGCGATCTTGGCTGCTGTTACCGCATCCGTTCCTAGTTTGGCTTCTGTGATTGCACCTGCTGCAATAACTGAACCCTGTATAGCATCAACGGCAATCTTAGCCTGCGTTACTGCGTTTGCTGCAAGTTTAAGCGTTGTAATTGTTCCATCACCAATAACTGCTGCAGTGAATGTTCCATTTACAGAACCTACAAAGCTAGAGTGTTGTCCTGAGTGGTTGATTGCCCTTACCCAAAAATAATAGGTTGTGCCTGCTGTTAGTCCGTCTTGATCGCCAAATATAGTTGTCGTAACTGCGTTAGGCTCTCCTGCTAATGTATCTACCAAATAGGTATCATCAGTTGGCGTGGTGTTTGCGGTTCTTCTATAGACCTTAACTGCTCTTAAATCGCTGTTGTTAGGATTAGTCCATGAGATTAATATACTTTGCTTGCCTGTGCTTGAAGTTAAATTGCTAGGTGCTGATGGTGCAGAAGAAGCTGCGGATATAGTGATGTTTACCACGCTTGTGTAAGGACTAGCCACACCGTTAACATCTATGTGGCGTATCTTGACATTGTAAGTGCTACCCACGACCACATTTGGAATAGATGCTTTCGCAACACCCTTGCCTGCTGTGAAGTCTGATGTGTAGTTGCTATCCGTACTTAGCTTATAGGTTATCTCAGTAAGCGTTACCTTATCACTAGCGTTGTTAGTCCAAGATACAAGTATGTCAACCTTGCTGGTTGTGCCGTCAATGGCGTTCTGTTGTGCAAGTGAGAGGTTTGATGGTGCAGTTACACTGTAATCACCTGTTGATACATCAGAGCCTTCTGCTTGACCTGTGGTGTAATCATTCGTTGCAAAGTTAAATACGGATGCTTCTACTTCTTTTAGTTCTAGTCTTGTTGCCATTATTGGGACATCGCCATCCTGTATAACTTCCATGTTGGTAGATAAAACTTCAAATGTTTTTTGCGAATAACTAAGTCTTTCATTAGTTAAATAAACCCAATCATTAGGTTGCAATCGCATAAATTCTAGGCTTACTAAAACAGATAAAGTCGTGCTTTGCCTTTGACTTTTTAAAGCAATCCGACCCAATCTTTGTGCCATAGTATCTGTTACAGTAAATGGCAATTGTGTTTCCATTTGTTTTACATAGTTAGCCGTGCTTTCACCGCTAGGTGTATCTGCATTAAGAAATGTAGAATCTTGATAAACTTCAGCATCAGTTGATATGTAATTTAATGAAGCATCAACATATATTGGTTTTACTGAATTAAACAAGTCTCCACTAGAAGAATTTGTTGAAACTGCAAGTGGTGCTAGCAATTGATCATCTGTAATTGTTAAACTAGGTGTTTGCGATGCTCCTGCAAAAACTGTAAATTGACCATTTACATAAGACATTTTTCCTGCCATTGAACTTAACAATGATTCAAGTACACCATTTCCATTAGCACTAAAGTTTGTAAATCCATTTGCTGTGTATCTTGTTTCTGTCGTTACACCATCTGCTAAAGTTACATTTTGATCACAAGTGTTTGCAGCAGAAGCTATACCACCTGCATTAGTTGTATCATTAATTTCAGATGCTTTAGCTTTTAAACCATACTGTGTATCTGTTAAATAATCTCTAATAATAAGTGCAGGATTTGATCTTTGTAAGTCTGTAGTTGCGTTTGCACTAGTTCTAGGGTCATAAACATTTTTACCTTTAACCTTGAAAGATATTGCAGGTTGACCACCACCAAACTTTTCAGCATCAAATACCATCTGTATATATACATAAGCAACACCTAAAAATTTATCTGTTGTACCCATGCTTGCAAGCTGTGCATTCATAAAACCATTAACTGCTGTTTGGCTGCCATCTTCAAATGAATAACGAACTAATCTACCTGAGCCAAAATTATTGTCATTTTCTGTATTAGTAAAATCAGCGTTTGTAACTGTATAAACTGTTGAGCCATTAATTGTGCTTGTTGTTGTTGTAGTATTTATGTCATTTAGCCTTAATGACTCCAAGCTTTCTATTTCATGTCCTGCTATAGCTACAACCATGTGTAGTAAATAATTATCTGTACCTGTGGTTTCCATATGAACCATAGTTCCACCTACACGACATTCACCATAAACTATTTGTCTTGGTGCAAGCGGTGCTCTAGTTGCAAATTTTGTTCCAAAGTTACCTGCTGAAGCATTTATGCCCTTTGATGTCATTTTGCCTATAACACTTGCAACAAGCGTTGTAACAAAAGATACTGTAGCTGCGGTTGCTGCTGTAACACTCAAATTTAAAGCTAAACCTGCTGGACCCATTATAGTGAAAGCTACAAATGTAACGAATGCTGCTGTTATTGCTTGTTTTATCTGTTTAGCCATTAATCAAATCTCCAAACTCTATGGGCTAAATCAGAATTAACTACACCTATCCCATCATCTGTTGGTGTCAGTATTCCAAAGCCATTGCACATACCAACCAAATAAGAACCATGACTTTGCTCATATACGACAAGATCACCGCAAGTCATAAAAGCTTTATCTATTTCTCCTACACCTTTTGCGTTGCAGGCTTTTTCTATGCTTGTTTCTAAATCACCACCATAAGATGCTATGGCTTTCATGGCGCTTGCTTCATCTTTCCATTTAAGTTTCTTCGGTATTAAATCTTCGCCTGTAATTTGTTTTATAAGTGCGTTGCTAAATTTACAGCAATCATTCTTTCCCCACTCAAAAGGAAAGTTATTATTTTTTACAAAGTCATGAAACATGGGTTCCCAATTTGGTAATTTCTTCATTTCTCAAAATTTCTATATTTATCTGAGTCTGCAGGTGCGCCACCACCACTACCCTTGCCTGCTGTATCTGATGTTTTGCCCCAATTAATTTGTTTGTCTTGCAAAGATGCAACACGGTTGAAACCTGTATCGCCTGAATGCAAAAAGTTTTGCGATTCTTTTGTGTATCTAAGGTTAGATGGTCTGTCTAGGTCTACTAATCTATTTTCTGCATCTATCGTTACTGTGCTGCCTTCAGGCGTATCGTTAATAACAAGGCTTGTCATTCTACCTTTGAACAAAGTAAGCGTTCCTGCTACCTCATTCGTGCCACCCATGACATATCCCATAAAAATAGTAATAGGTCTGTTTTGATAGTTTTCTGTTAAGGCATAATTAACAATGGTTTCATCCATACCTGAAAGTGAAACAACAATACCATTAGATTTTAATTCTAGGTTATCTTCAGTATTGCTTATTGATAATAATGTGCCTGCACCAGTGTATGTTTGTGAACTAATTGTTAAGTCATCTATGCCTGACCATACCCTTATATCATCTGTATCAAATTCAGCTTTAACTGCAAAAAATAATGCTTGTTCGTCTGCACCTAGACGATTTACGATAGAACTATCTAAACCCTGCCTAGTTGCCATTAAATTACCTCAATACAAGAAAAACTAATCCCGTAGTTAGATATTCGGTCTGCTGACCAACTTACCTCATTAGATATGAGCCTAAATGTCCCTTTTGGGTTTGTGAATACTGCGTAATGTCCTGTTGCTAAATCTGATCTTAATTTAGGTTGTATGGCTACACCATAAAAATCTTTTGCACCGTCTGCCGTAGCAGTTGCATCTTCCGTAACCATTACTATCTGTGTAGGCGTTGATGTGGTGTTTGCAGCCGATTGTATCTGTAAGTAGTCTCCTTTCTTAATCGTGCCACTAGCAGCGTTTGTGGAAGCGAGAAGTGATAATCCAGTTGCACCCTTGACATTGGTTCTAACCTTGCAACTTGCTGTGTTAGATTCAGTTGTAAATGTGCTAGATGTTACAACGACTGTTGCACTTGTTACTGTTGTTATTTTATGAGTACCGTTGTTATCTTCATTTGTTGCCCCTGTTACAACTATAAAATCACCCACCTTTGCACTTCCAAAAGTAGAAGCACCTGCTGTTATTGTTGAGCCACTAAAAGATAGCGTTACTGAACTGATGTTTGTTCTTAATTCAGATGTTAAATGTCCTGTGCTATATGTTCCTGTGTTTGTTAGTGCATCAGGGTCAGCAAATTTAAAGTGATTTACAGTTCCGTTAAGTTCCAAAAGAAAAGACTGCCATTCAACGGCTTGTGATCTTCGCATTGGTGGCAAAGAAACTTCTGCTGTCCAATAGACACCATCAAACTCTTGTGTCTTTGTCTTACCAGTAAACGGACTTACTGTTGTACCTACTGTTCTAACAAGCGACCAATTACTTGTAACAAAGTTTGGACTTGCAGGCATTGATATTAATTTAGCCACCTTGCAACATTCTCCTATAGTTACCACCTCGCATTGCAGCTTCAGCTACAGCACCTTTTGTTACATCTGCTATTTGGGGAAGCATTTTTGTAACTTCAGCCCTAACTGTTGGTACAACTCCTGTAGCAAAGTTTATAGATTGGTTTATAACAGTAGTGCCACCACCCATAGCGTTTTTAGTGTTCATATTGTTCATTATTTTCCCTGCACCACTAGGTACAAATAATTCGGGACCTCTTTCACCTACTAAAACAGCTTCATTGCCATATACTGCCCCACCACCTGCTTCTTTTTTGTCAAATAAACCAGTCCCTACTGTCACATTAGCGTTAGGGAATATATGTTTTATAATTCTATTTACTACTTCCATTTGTAAAAAAATTGTAATTAATTGACTAACAATATCTTTAGCAAAATCTCTAAATGCACTTAGAGCATTTTGTCCTTCTAATAAAGAATCTACAAATTTAGTTGTGAATGCGTTGCTTGCATTAGTTACTGCTTGTAACAACTCATCGTCAAATGTACTTGCTAAATCAGATGATGCTTGTTCTATTTCATTGAATTTTTCTCTAAGTTGTTCCAAGGTGTATATTTCCATTAAAGCAAATTTAGCTTCATTTTCTGCAAAAATCTTACCTAAGTTAGCTTGTGTGTCAGCCAATATTTCTGTATCTCCTGTAAGTTTTGATATTTCATTTTCAAGGAAAGTAAATTGATTTAATAGCTGACCTTTTTGAAATATACTA